GACTGCCATGACCTGCTCCATCAAAGATGACCTTACCATCTATTTCTAATGGACTTCCATCTAAATTTTTGAGCATTCTTTCTTCCTGCTCAAAAAATACTACATTACTCATGTATTCTTTCAATACCTCACTACTTTTGAAGTGTTGAATGGTTTCAAAATTATTTTTGGGTGAAGTCATAACATACACCCAAACTCCTTCCTCCAAGGCATTTTTTAGTAGAAGCTCAAAAAAGCTTCGTCTTTCTGTTAATATATTTAATGGGACAGCCCCTTTGGGGCCTTCTGTTTTAAATCTGCTACCTTGCCCTCCGGCAAGCACACAAATAGCATACTTTCCATTCTTTACTTGTTGTTTCCCTGATTCGATTTGACTTCCAGTTAATTTTTGTGTTTCAACTTTTTTTATCATTTCTTTTCCTCCTAAAAATATAAATAGAGGCAGTTGCACCGTATGCACTTCTGCCTCTTATGTTGGTTAGGGGAACGTATCCATTTCTAACCTAATCCTGTTAAATTTACGGTAAAGTTGTTGGCCAGTTATCGTCAGTAAAGTAAGAGATAGTACTTAATCTTAAATAATTCGTGTTATAATCTTCTTGGATAGGTGTGAAAAATACAAATCGAATATAATTTGAGTCATTTTTACCACCAAGATACCAAGTCCCGTAAGGTACTTCGTAACTATAGAATATATCTCCTACACGAGATAATTCACTTCTAAAGCCTTCAGGAATTCCGTTAATAGGAACGACTACAACTGTCCTATTGTTAGAACCCCTCATAAATTCAGGTGAACTTCTTCTTACAATCCCAAACTGGTCATTCTCAAGTCCTCCAAATTGGTAAGTTACTAAGTTATTCACACGTCTTATTTTAATATACGAAGCTCTACCATCAACAGTTAATGTTGATACAGAATTAAGTGTTCTCCAGCCTGTATCTCCAACAAGCACTTTCCAACCAGTATTGCCATCTCTGGATTGTTTAATTCATTTTAACGCCCCGTTAGTTACTTCCGTATCGACATAAGTTGTTCCGATTGGTGCGGACACACGTCCATTCGGCATACCTGTTCCACGGATTTCATAAGCAGATTTCGCTTCTAAATCAACAATCTTTATCGAATGCTCTCCTTGAACTTGTAATATAGTGTTAATTGAATCTGTTGTCGGAACTTCTGACTTCTTAGCAAACTCAGAAACATCTATTTGTGGACGTTCTTCTAAGTTAGTCAAACGTGATTTTAATGCACTATCGTCATAAGCAACATTGATTGTATCTGAATCCGTAAATGAAACGTTTTTAGTCTGTCCGTCTACATAATTATACGTTAACGTAACGTTGCTACCTTCTTTGTTAACAGACACACCAGATATGAAGTTGTCTGTTTTACCTTCGAGATTAGATAATCTGCGTTTGATTTCTTCATCATTGTAGATAGTATCTTTATCCTCTTTTGTTTCTAAAGCTGACACTCGTCTGTTTAATTCACTATCGTCATATACCGTATTATTATCTGGTTTTGTTTCTAAAGTTTGAACTCTTTCTTTGATTGAGGTGATAGATTTACGTATTTCCGTATCATTATAAGTACCACCATTTTTTTCGATTGTCTTAAACAATTCTTGTAATTCCGCTTTAGTAACGATTTCACTCATTGGGATCAATCGTTTAGTTTCTTTTTCAACAATAGGAGCATTCTTTAATTTATCGATTTCAGAAACTTTAACGTTAAAACAAAAACGGCAAACATCTGCAGATTGTTCCACTTTCTCGAAATAAATATACCCACATACAGTTTCATTAGTTGTAATCAAGCTAGTATCGAACTCAATCGTAACTTTATTATCTTCTACAACACCATGGATTTCTGCGTATCGTTTCGTTTTTTGGAAATAAAATAACGCTACTACATTATCTGTAGGTAGCTGCTCCATAGTAAATTCAAAAAATGCATTATGCTTATCATGAGAGTAAAATTCATGATTGATATAATCAATGAAGTCTCTCGAATATGTTGATATATGTAACTTACGTTTAATAATTTTCTTCATAATGCCTCCTAATACAAATAAAAAAGGATAAGCATAAGCCTATCCTTTTCGTGTTCTAAAAATTGATTGTTTTCAATTCATTCATTCCGTTAACAACAGATTCGATTAGTAAACGTTTAGTATTATCATCTACATGAATTCCATTCGCTTCTAATTCTTTTGTTAATCGTTTGTCTGCTTCTGCTAGTTTTTCTTGACTTGCATCAGCAACATCTTTATAAACTTGCTCTACAGCTTGTACAACTGTTGCAGCAATACTCTTCATCAATTCGTATTGTTTCAAATCAGTTTTCGCTTTAATATGTTCGGCTTTAGTTTCTAGGAACTTTTTCAATTCTTTGAAAGCTAATCCAATTAAAACAACTAAAATACTAGATACTCCTTGAATAAACACTTGTGTTACTTCGTTCATATATTTACATCTCCTTTAAAGGTAATTTCATAAATTGGTTAAATAAGTCTTCGATATAGCCATTACCGCCTAAGCTTTGATAAGATTTGAAAAGTGCAGTGATACGTCTTGTATCATCACTTGTTCTGTATCCTCTTTTAATAATGGCAGTTAAATCAACTTCTAAACGATATCGTTCAGTTTCTAAAATTCCCCCGCCAACAAACCCCACATCTTTCTTCAATTGCTTAACATCTGATTTTAGATTCTTGATATCTTTGTTTAAGTCGCTGACTTCATGTTTTAAATTGCTGATATCGTTGTTTAATGCGCCAATATCAGTATTGTTTCTCTTGCCTATCTCCGTTATTTCCTCGACAACACTTTGAATGTTGTTGATTTTCTGGTTTAATTCATCCGTTGCTTTCTTGCTAGCAGTTTGAATACGAACTGTTGCATAAGATAGCAGTGCAGGGATTAATGTTGGAATTAAGGCAAGTAAAATAGTTTCACTCAAATTACATCACATCCTAAATAAAAATGGAGCAGATTGGACAAATCCGCTCCATACAAAAAGGAGAATTAGCCTTTAAAATCTACTAATTCTCCTTGTTCATTGATTGTTTTTCCTTTAAGTTTTAGTTGCTCTAAAACTCGGCTCTTAAGTGTTTTATGCACTCTTTGGAAAGAGTATCGACCTTCCAAAATGTTAATCGCCATCAACATCACTAAATTACTCATTCTATCACCTCCTTTACTAAACATTAGGGATAGTGCTAGTTGTGTTCTCGTTAGTAAGTCCTGCAGGTTGTCCTTGAGGGATGTTTGTTTCTGTAGCTTCATGATGTTCTACCTCCATATTCAAATTAGATGTTGTGATTGTTGCTGCAGATAATACTGGTTGAACAGTAATTTCTGGAGCTGTTAATGTTGGTGCTGTTGGTACTACTGGTTGTGCAGTAGTTTCTGGAACCGCTGATGTTGTTTCTGTTGCTACTGGTGTCGTAGGTTGTGATGTAACTTCTGGAGCTGTTGATGTTAATGTTGGTGCTGTTGGTGCTACTACTGTTGGAGCCGTTGGTGTTTCCGTTTCTGGATGGTGATCTTCAGTTTCATGACCTTCACCGAAAATTGCAGCTTTTAACGTTTCAACGTCAATAGCTACTGCTGTAACTTGCTCTGCTAATTCTAGCAAGGCTTTTTGCCCGATTTCTGAATTTTTCTTAGTATGTTCTATTGTTTGTTTTACTTCATTTTGTAGCAATGTAAGTTTAGCAATTGCTGACGTAGGATCAAACTCAGTATTGACGATTTCTACAACTGCGTTAATAATTGCTTCATCGCTTTTGTCCGTCCAGTCGCCTGGTAAGCTACGTCTAATAAATGTATAAGGATATTCCTTCTTAATTGATACGTCTGTTTTATCAATGACAAATACTTTAGCTTCAACTTTATATTCTGTTAATGACATATTATTGTACCTCTTTCCCTTTATATTGTGCTAATTCTTGTTCTAACTCTTGATTACGCTTATTTGCGTTATACAAGGCTTCTTGCAAAATTGCTTTTTCTTTTGAGATTAAGCCAATTTCTTGTGCTAAAAAATCTGCTGCTGTTGGTTTATTTTCCATTTTGTAACTTCCCTTCTAAAATTGTAATTTTTTCGTCTAGTTCTTGGATTGCCTTAACCAAATATGGAATAAAGAAAAAAGATGAATACGATTGTAAATCATCTCTTTCTACTAAATGAGCGTCTGGTATCCACTGTTCCACTTCTTGAGCAATCAAACCTAGTTCTTTATGATATTTGTTGTTATCTTTCGCAAAATCATATTCATAAGTTTTAAGTTTATTAATTCGATCGAGTGCATAGATAGATGTTGGAACAATATTCTTTTTGAACCGAATATCTGAACCGTTTTCTAGTGCATGTTTTCCGATATAACCACCTTGATAATAAATCCATCCACCTACAACTAAATCTTTTCCAACTCTTATATCATTTGCAGTTTCAAATGATATAAATGTTGAACTACTAACCGTATTTTTAATGTGTTGTGTTAGTTCTGTACCGTTATAGAACAACTTACCGCCACTTTCAAAATACATCTCATTAGTAACAGATGTTTGCCCTTTTAAATACACACTGCCATTGCAATTCATTGAGCCAGATTCGCTTACATACCATGAATTTGTACCTGGTGTAGACCAATTTTGACCCCAGTTTACAAATAGTGCTACCCCTTGACTTCCGCCACGTTCTCCGTTACTCATACCTACAGAGTAGCTGTTTTTACCAGTAATCCAATGACCTCCCCAAGTACTATGCGCTCCAATCCTAAATCCTCCAATTAATCCTGTATATGCGCTTAATAAGTCAGTTGATATTTGCTTAGCTGTAATCTGTCTTGAGTCTAATACATCAATAAAAGCTTTAGCACTTGTTAATTTATTGATAAATGCATTATCTGCTTTAATCTGACTAGCTTCAATCTTTACTGAACTTAAATAATTGATAAAAGCTTGTTTCGCTGTCAATTTATTGATGAATGCTTCATCAGCAAGCAATTTATTAAATAAAGCGTCATCTACTTTTAGATGCTTAGCTTCGACTGCTTCAGAAACAATATGCTTACTCTCTACTGATGCAGCTTTTAATAATGCTGCAGTAATAGAATTAGCAGCCATTTTGTCGGCTGTAATAGAGCCGTTTACTAATAAATTTCCTGAAACTTCCATCAGCTTAGTGATTGCTTTTATTGACTCAGGATTAGCTACAAGCATACTTGAGATAGTTTCTCCATTTACGTATTTACCTGTACCTAGATGGATTCCAGTTGGAGTAATTTGAATATCACTCTTCATTACAGCATTATCAACTAAACTAGTAACTGTTTGTCGAATTTGATTCGCTGATTGCTGAATTTCACTTCTAACATTTGTATTGAAGTACTGCACCATTTGATTTTTGGCACTAGTTTGGAAACTAGCTCGTAAAGAACTGTCTTCATTCGACAAGTTAACTTTTAAGTTCCTAAAATCTCTAAACAGTCCAGAAAGTGGCGATGTAGTTTCTTTAGCTACAACAAAACTTGTTGGACTTCTTCCTTTTTCTAGTTGAATATTAGTCACTTCCGTATTACCGATGCAACCAAAGTGATGAATTTTAATTAATTCTTGAGCTGATTGAGCGGTGAATGTTTGATAATATCTACCATTCAATTCTTGTGCTGGATTCTTGTTGTTTTGAATTGTTGTATACATAATTATCTTTTCTCCATATAAACTTTAATTTCTCCGGAAGGATTCGATTGAGTGTAATTAATAAAAGAATTCATTTCTACTTGATTAGCAAATGCTATTCTTGTTATCACACGTTTTTTATCACGGTATCCAGTTCTAATAATTAAATAATACTTACTAGCATTCCACGAACGATTACCTATCTCTACTCTTGTGATATCAAATTCTAAATCTTCTGTGACAGAAGTATTAAAATACTCAACTAATTCAACGCCATTTGTATTATATAAAGCGTACGATTGTTGCCATGATTTTGAATAACTGAGTGTTGTAAATAGCTTTTCTCGTGATTTCTCCCATAACAACTTATCTCCAAAATATCTAGCAACAATTTCTTTTCCATTGACATAAATTCCACTTCTAGACATATAACCACCGCCTACTCATGATAATCATAAACAGTACTAGCGTCCTTGCTTCTAATAGCATCAAATTCCGCCTTACTACCTACCCAATACTTCATAGGTTGTCCAGTTCTTTGATTGATAATATTTTGACCAGGGCTACCATTCGCTCCTGCAGGACCTCTTTGTCCATCTGCTCCTCTAGCTCCATCTTGTACATTGTCTAATCGTGTACTAGCAGCTACTTTAATTCCTTGGTAAGTAACTACGATATACACTTCAAGATAACCACTGCTGCGTTGTGCTGAACTGAATTGAGCAATTTTACCATTGCTGTCTGGCTGTCTGTTTAATTGACTCGTCCAATTGTCACTTCCAAAACCACGATGAAAGAAATCTACAGTATATCCACTGGTTAATCTCACACCATCGTAATAAACATCCGATATAATATTTAATTGACTGTTAACACCATTTCGATAGCTACCTTCAATGCGAACATTTGCTGTCAATGCGTGACCACGTTCTCCTGTAGGACCTGCTGGTCCCGCTGGTCCTGTAACTCCTCGTTCTCCAGTTGCGCCACGTTCTCCTGTAGCACCTCTAATACCGTCTGCACCTCTTGGTCCAGGAGGACCAGGAGGACCTTGTTCGCCTCGTTCCCCTCTATCACCTTTAAGAGAATTTCGTTGCGCTTGACTCAAATTCTCAAACGTAACCACACCGTCACGACCAGCAGGTCCACGTTCTCCAGTATCGCCTTTTGGTCCTCGTTCACCTTGAGGTCCAGTCAGATATCGTAATTGTGGATAACGATTTCTGCCATCACCAAATTTGGCAAATCCTGTATCTGTTTCGAATACCATTTCGCCTTCCTCGGGAATGTATGTACTTGTTTGCCATTGTTGCCGAGTCATTCGCTTAAATACTACTTTAGCGTTTGCTATTTCTGGCATTATCCTACACCTCCATCAATAATTAAATCTGGTGTATCACTCCAGCCTAATAGAACAGCATTGTCTTGATTTCCATCAAAGATTTCCTTCCATTCAAGCTGCAGCGTTACATCTTCTTGCGTTTCATTAATATTCTTAACAATTGTTTTAGTTTTGTACCAGTTACTTTCATATCGAACATTGTACGTTCCAAAATACACCATTGGCACAATTGCTCTATCAGTAGTGAAGTTTTGTTGGATTGTAGGGAATCTGTTATCTTGAGGTGTATACACCACTTTCCCTCCTGTAAGTAAATAAGGAGTTCTTAATAATGTGGTGACATCTCTGTGACCATAAGGTGTACATTCAGCACTCCAACTAATCGTGTATTGCTGTCCTACTTCGAACCCACTACCATTATGTCCAACTTCGATATAATCAGTACCTAATTCTATTGTGCGGTTAGGCTCTCCAGCTAATCTGTTCTTGTTATATCGTGTAATTCCATCACCACCGATAAGCTCGTTATTAATTTTGCTTAATTGAGCGTTCTTATCGATTTCATCTTGCAGCTCTTTTAATGGTTCTTTAAGCCACTTATCAAAATCTGCTTTGATTTTATCTGTATCGATTTTGCTAGCGGTTAACTTGCTACTAATTTCTGCAGCTAATCTAGCTTTCTCTTCTTCAGATAGTGCTTTTGATTTCTCAATGCTATCCTCAATAGATTCCTTCATCTTTTGAAATCTACTGTCAAATGCTCTATCTGCATTCGCTAATAGATTAGCGATTTTCTTTTCAACCTCTGCATCAGTGAAGATTGAATTTAAAATCATATCTGCAGCGCCACTCACACCAGAATTTGTGGAGCCACCACTACCTCCCGTACCTTTCTCGTCAAAGGTAAAATCAATATATTCTTTTGCTAATACATCATAGGTATATCCAGTAACTTTCTTAGTTACGCTAACATCATGCAGCAAACTACTGATTGTTACAGTGTCGCCAATTTGAATTTTCTGTCCATCTAGTTCATAAGCTTCGATTTTAATAACATCTGTCATTTTATCGATCTTCTCATGTTCAAACTTGGCTCTTGCCCATTTTTCTAATTCAGCAACTGTTTTTAAGTCGTTATTGTTGTATTCTGCTTCATTAATATATGGATATTGATTAATCAATGGACTGTCTACAGTAGCATGAATAACCGTATCTTCTTTAGCTCCCTCGTTTTTAAACTTGGAAGTAACATGAATTCTTGTAATGATACTAGCTGTATCGTTTGTACGCTCGTACTTCTTCAAGTTTTGATGTGTAGTTATCACTACATTGTTATCTCTACCTCGACTTTGAACGATGCGTATTGAATAATTATCACGTATCAATTCGCCTTTCCATGTATTGATAATGGAATGTTCACCGTCAAATAACACTTTATATACCGTTGAATTATCAGCGTTATTAAATGTATGAGGTTCTGATATATCGCTATCAAATGAGAAATCCGAGAATGGAGTTTTGAGCGCATTAATCATTGAATTCAAAGCTAAATTACACCCAACTCGCTCCACTCCAAACTTACCTACAATTCTTTTAAATGCATCTTCCGTAATATGAGAACAAGTAAGATTGACGGTATCATCTAATTCAGTACGATGTTTAATTCTGAATAGCTGTCTGCCATTATCTGGAGTATCAGTAATAATAATTTTATCGTTATCTAGTAAACGATAATGCTCGCTATCCGTGATTGGATAATCAATACTTAATACATAATCACCATTTAAAATTTCTTTTAATTCGCCTTTTTTAGCTTCATGCAATGGAATTCCATTCCATCTAGCAGTTGTAGTAGCCTTATCTAATAAATAAATCACTACACCCACCCCCAAAGCGTTTCAAACGTAATTCGTTGAATTCCAGCGCCGAATACAACACCTACATGTTGTTCTTTTGTTGGATCGATCGTAATAAAATCGCCTGACCATTTAATTAGATTCCCAGTCTTATCTTTGAAACTAGGATTGGCAGGATCGTTAATCATTACAGCTTGTTCTCTTAAGTTTTCTAGTTTGATAACTTGTCTGCCTACAGTGAATTGAGTTGTTCCATTCCCGATTACCGTTATTTTAGGAAAGGCTAGTGCAGAACCTTGAGTTTGAATAGCTCCATTACTATTCAAGATTTGAACGTTATTTTGTTTCATATAATTCGTTGGATGACACACGAAGGTAACTTCCAACGTATAAATTCCATGTTCATCTCTCATTGACTCGTACTTATTAGCACGATAGCACCACCATTTAGTGAGCTTGACCTGTTCATTTTCAAGCCAAAATCCTTCCCTAGATAATAATGCTTTAAATTCATACACTTGTTGCTCTGTAGGTTTCACTAAATGGATAGTATATTTCCTTTCTACGACTTCACGATGTTTATTTGTTTGAGAAATATACCCGCTAATTCCTCTATGAGATATGAAAGTAGTTTTAGAGTCTCCAATATTGATTACTGGAGACTCCTTAATGATGATTTTGTAAGGAAAAGATGAAGTACGAATTCCATCAATCGTTAATTCGTTGTGTTGGATCATACTGGTTCACCTCTCAATTCTTTCTTTCTTTTTAATTCGTAAGCTAACATGTTAGCAACTGCATTAGCTATTTTCTGAATATCGCTTTCTTCTCGTACAATCACATCGCTGATGTGTACATTTACTACAACTGGTTTATCTGATTCCATATGTTCTGCAACACCTTTACCGATTGCAGCCAAATTCTTCGAATTCAACGGCAGAACAGCTTCTGTTCCAGCTTCACCGCCTACCATTAGGTTATTGCCGTTTTGACCGAAGACTGTAGGTTTTGTTAAAATCCCACCCTTTGCATACCATTCGATGCCAATTGATGGTAATCCACCGCTTAGCCAATCCAATGGATTAGCAGAACCGCTAATGCTGAAGTGTGGTAAAGGAATGTGAGGCCATCTAAATTCAAAATTAAAGAACCCTTTAATAGCTTCAATTGCGTTACCTACCATATCTTTTGCGGTATTAATGGCATTGCCAATTGAAGAATTAATTCCATCCCAAACATTCGAAGTAATTGTTTTGATATTTTCCCAAATGCTAGAAATAACAGTTAGTATTCCATCGAAGATTGTCTTAACATTGCTTGCCATCCCATCAAGTACAGTAGATAGTACATTCTTGATAGTTTCCCAAGCACCTTGCCAATCCCCTGTTAAAATTTGTAAAATCGCTTGAATAATTCCTAAAATTGCTTTAATGGATACTTCTATATTTGTTTGAATGACTTGCCAAATGGTTGTGATGACTGTCAACATAACATTCCAAGTACCTTCCATAAATGGTGCTAAGAAGTTCATCACTGTTTGAATCACATTAGAAATTGCATTCCATACATTTTCAGAAGCTTGTTGAAATCTTGATTGATTTTCTTCCCACCATGCTATCACAGTACCAAATACACTTTGAATAAGATTAGATACTTCATTTACAACAACATCAATCACAGACTGAATAGAAGTCCAAACGCTATCCACCGTATCTTTTAAACCAGGAAAAATACCATCAAGCCATTCGATAATACTTCCAAAATTCATAAATACAGCAATAGCTAATGCAATCCCTGCAGCTACTGCAGCTACCGTTCCTACGATTGGTAACATTGCTGCACCAGTAGCCGTAAATGCAAACTGTATCGCAAGTATTGCAGGGAGTAAGATTCCTAGGACGGCTACAACACCACCAAGCACAACAATGAATTGTTGTACTGGTCCAGGAAGATTTTTAAACATCTCTGCTAGTTGTTGAATGATTGGAATTAATACTTCTAAAATTGGCGCAATTGCTGCAGATATAGCCCCACCAAATTCAGCCATTGCCAATTTCATAGCGTTCATAGCTTGTTGTTGTCTATCGATTGGATCGAGCGTAGCTTCAAAAGTATTTGCGACTGTACCATTAGCCTTTTCTGCCGTTTCAGATAATCCTTCAAAACTAAATTTACCACTTCTAATTGCATCTACCATTTTCGCTGCGCCTTTATTACCAAATACTTCAGCAGCTTCAGTAAATGCAGCTGTACTAGTTTCTGCATTCTTAATTTTCTCAATTGTTCCACTTAATCCTTCAGATAAAGATTTTCCTTCTTTAGCATACTTAGCTGTAGCTTTCGTCATTGCGGTTAACGTAGCACTTGAGTCTACCCCAGCTTTCTCTAATTTACCGATTAATGTAGCACCTTCTGAAAACGACAACCCCAGCTCTTTAATCTGTGGTGCGCCTTCAGTTGCTTTTTGAAACAGCAAGTCTACAGATTGTCCTGTAGCTTGAGCTACAAATGTAACTTGGTCTAGCGTTGGAGTTAACTGACTAGCTTCAAGATTGTAAGCCTCCATCGCTCTTTTAGCATTGATAGTACTTGTAGTAATATCTGCACCATTTATTTCACTGAACTGGATCATGGTTCTAGAAGCTTCTTTTAAATCGTCATCAGTGTAGCCAAATTGAGTATTTAACTCACCAATTGCTGACCCAACTTTTTCAAAACTATCCACTGGTAAATCAGTTGAAAGTTGGTCGTAAATACTTTTCAAACTCGCAAGTTCTTGTTCTCCAGTAATCCCAGTCTTAGTAACAATGATGTCCATTCCTGCATCGACTTCACGAAATGCATCTTGTGTTTGGTGAGCGAAGTCAATCACTTTCTGCCCTGCTTGAGAAGCTACTTCAGCAGCTTTTTGCAGTTTTTCTTGTCCTAACAGTTGATTTGTTTTTTCTACGGAGTCTTTAGCAGCAGTACCTACCCCCGTTAACTTTTCTTTAACGTTATTGATACTTCCGCCATCGTCTAGCTTGTCCAGTGCTTCTTTTAATTCATTGATGTCTGCTTTACCTTCACTAGCTTCTTTAGCCATAAGTTCTAAAGCTTTTTCCATATCTTTACTAGAAGCTTTGCCGTTCTTAATAGCGTCTGTTAGCTTGTCTCCTAAAACATGTCTAAACTCTTCTACATCTTTGCCACTCGCTTTGAAAAATCCTGATAAGCGATTAGTAGACTTTCCTAAATTTTCTTGCTCTTTATTTAGGTTAGTCAGTTGAGTTTTATAGTGCGTTAACGTACTTTCAGTTGTTTCTAACTCACGTTTGAACGCTCGATACTGTTCTTCACCAATTTTTCCAGCTTTAAATTGTTCCTCAACCTCTTTTTGAGCATTCTTAAGAGTTTTTAATTTCTCTTCAGTATTGCCAATCTGTTTTGTTAAAACTTCTTGCTTTTGAGTAATTAATTCAATGCTAGATGGATTGAACTTCAATGCTTTATCAATTTGCTTCATTTCTGTTGCTGTGTTCTTAGCAACGTTATTGACAGTTTTTAACGCTTGTTCTAATGGAGTAACATTCCCTTGGATTTCAATCGTAATCCCTTTAATATTTCCAGCCATATTCTTCTCCTTTCATCAAGATAAAAGGCTACTGTTTCCAGTAGCCTAAAATCTATCGTAATCGTTTTGTGTTGCTTTGCGTGGTTTGTTATTGTATTCTTGTTTGTTGCTATGTAATTTTACATAGTCTGTTTGGAAATCAATTGCACCACCGATTGTTAAGTAGCGTAATTCGTCAAATGACAATCCACTTTCTTTACAGCATAGAATGAATGATTCTACTGTAAATGGTTCATCGCTTGCTGTGTCACTACTGGCTTTTTTTGAGTCACCATAGAATGTTGAATTAATTCTAAAACATCATTCATAATACCTATTGTATTCAACTCGCTGTATTCTTGGAAAAAGTCCATAAAATTTGGAACGTTTTTATCCGCAGTAAAAGCGAATGTCCAAAATAATTCATTGAAGATGTTGGTATCAAATTTTTCAATTTGTTCATCGCTCATGTTTTCTGGATTGATTTCTTGCTTTCCTTTGAATAATTTTGCTAATTTAAATAACTCCCCAAAAAAATCTTTGTTGAATTGCTTCTTGAACAAGATGACAGTGAAGGCATTGCTTTCCAATGCCAACTGCTTGTCACCTACCATAACTACTTTTCTCATGTTCTACCTCCTACGCTGGAATAGTTAAAACTTGTTTAAAGAAGTTGTCGTATTTTTCTTTTTCAGTATCTTTGTGTGTTTTAACTTTAACAACTTTGTCGCTCGGACGAGGACTAGCTTTGAATTCTAGTTCTACCTCGTTGTAGTTTGCTCCGTCTTTTGTTGAGCTAGAATCTTTAGGTCGTTTCGCAGTGCAGTATAGCAATACGTGACGAGTAGCATGCTTGTCGCCTTCGAATTGGAATAGTAATGCAAATGGCTTACGTTCTGCTGTTGCAGATTCAATTATGTAATCGCCTTTCACCTCTTCGCCCAAAGCGTATTGACGGAACTCTGGAGTTAAGTTGTAAAACTTGAGTTTTCCAGTATATCCATCATTTGATTCACTTACAAAATAATCTGAATTATCTGCTTTCAATTTGATGTCTGTTCCTTGAGGATCTAACTCAATCGAACGTGCGCCTGGTAATCGTTTAGGCGCTTCGTATGTAATTTCTCCAGTTGGTGATACTGTTAGTGGTGCAAAATGCACTTGTTCGATACCGAAGGTTAATTTATTTTCTTGTTTGTCTGTCATAATATCACTCCTATATTGTTAATTTATAAATTAACATATACATTCTTTCATCTTTTAAGTAAGTTTCATCGAATGTATACTGCAGTTTTAATTCTTTGAATAATTCTTCCAATTTCATCTCAATCGTTAAATCTTTGAATTCTGAATAAACCTCAATCACTATATTTCTGTTGTCGATGTAATTGATGTTATCCGCCAATCCGAATTCCTTCTTAGGATTGTAGTAGATGATATAAGGAAGTTCTGGAACTTGTCCTTCTTGAAAGCTATAGTATTGAATTGGCATTCCTAATGCTTTCAGATGTTTGTACAATTCTTGTAGCTCCATACTAACCTCCTAATTTTTGAATAAAGGCTTCTTCAACCTCTTTGATGACTTTTTCTTCAATCGGCTTAATATGCTCTATTCCGTCGACTCTTCCACCCTTTCGTTTAGCGTGTCCAAACTCCAGCAAGTGAGCTAGTCTATACTCATTTGGTTGATAGATAACCCGTTTATTCTTTTTGTCTTGCTTTACTGCCCAGTCTCCAGCATAGTCACCAGACTTTCTTGGTGAGTTAGTATAAATGCTACTATAAGAATGCACACTTTCGGGAATTTAAAAATGTACAAAATTGATTCTGCTGTCATAATGATATTGAGGTGAAAATCATTATGACAAAGATAGATGAAGCAATTGTTTTAAAACAATTCCAGGTAAATGAATTATCTGATTTACCAAAATTACGCATGATTATGGAGGCACAACAAATGAAACCAAATTTCTCTCTTTTATCTAGAGAACTGCAGGTGGATCGTAGAACCGTCAAAAAATATTATAATGGCTTTACTAAACCTAAAACCAAAGCAAGAAAATCAAAAATTGATTCATTACATCCAGTTATTCAAGAATTACTGAGTGACGACACCTTACAAACATTTTATTACAAAGCTAATTTATGGCGTTATTTAGTAGAAAATCATAATTTGACTATCAGTGAATCCAACTTTAGAAAATACATTTCAAATCATCAAGAATTTCAACATTACTTTAATAAGCGCCATTCAACTCCTAAACAACCTGCTTTATTACGATTCGAAACTGAACCAGGAGAACAACTTCAAATTGATTGGAAAGAAGATATTCGCTTTACAACATCTGATGGAGAAATTCATTCTCTAAATGTATTCGTTGGAGTGTTGGGTTATTCTAGATATTCTGTGTATCTTCTTACATTAAATCGAAAACAAGAAACTTTATTTCATGCCTTAGATACCATATTCGAAAAATTAGGAGGAGTTCCTAAAACAGTCATTAGTGATAATATGAAAACGATTATGGATGAAGCCCGTACAAATTATTTTTCTGGGAAAATAAATGTAAAATTTGATCAATTTTCAAAGGACTATCAATTTATCTTAAAACCATGTGTGGCAGGTCGTCCTTCTTCAAAAGGAAAAGTAGAGACACAAATGAAACTATTAGATGAGATTCATGCTTATCAAGGAAAATTAACGTTGGAAGAATTAAATGAAAAAATACAACAAATTAATTTAAGAAAAAATATGGATATTCATTCAGGTACAGGAAAGAGTCCGATAACATTATTGAATATAGAAAAAGACTCCTTACAGCCTTTGCCCACAAAAGCTATAAGAAGTCCTTACCAACGTTATCGTCAACTACATAAAGTTAATCAGTCTTCAATGATTACTTATCAATCCAATCAATATTCTGTACCAGCAGAATATATTGGTCAGTCTTTATTACTAGAATCAGATAACGAATCTCTATACATTTATGATAGCATAAAATTAGTCGTAATTCATCCGATTCACAGTGATAAAAAATTAAATTATCATCCTCATCATTACGCGGAATTATTGCGTAAACAACAACCATTCAGAAGTAATGAAGAACTTGTAGAACAAACTCAAAATCAATTGAAAAAGATTGGAGATTTTTATCATCATGAAACCAAATAGCCAGTATTTACGACTACAAGAAAACTTATTGTATTTAAATTTAAAGCAGATTCATCTTCATTTAGATAATGTCCTTGATAGTAATCTATCTTTACTAGAAGGATTATTAAAATTGACAGATTATGAAACTGAAATCAAGCGTGAAAATGTTCGAAACGCCATGGTGAAAGTAGCACACTTCCCACATTATAAAACCTTAAAAGATTTTGATTTTGAGTTTCAACCTAATATTAACCAACATCAATTAATGAATTTAAGTGGATTAGGATTTATTGAGAAAAAAGAGAATATCTTATTTTTAGGGAACAGTGGAGTTGGTAAAACTCATTTAGCGACCGCTATTGGTATAGAAGCCGCTAAAGCACGTTATTCTACTTATTTCATTAAATGTCATGAGTTACTAACAAATTTACGACAAGCACAACACGAAAACCGATTAGAATCGCGCTTAAAATACTATGCTCGTTGTAGATTGCTTATCATTGATGAATTAGGCTATTTACCACTACATAAGGGAGATGAACGATTATTATTTCAACTCATCGATAGTCGTTACGAGAACAAAAGCACAATTATTACAACGAATCTTCCATTTGATAAATGGAATGAAATTTTCAATGATTCTTTTATCACAAATGCGATATTAGATCGTTTATTACATCATTCTCATGTCATTCAAATTATGGGTGAATCCTACCGTTTGAAAGATATATTCAATGAATAAAATTGTACATTTTTAAATTCCCACTTTTGGACATTTTTAGATTGACGTTTATAAGTTAGCTTTTAACTCTTCGACTGCTTCGTCTGCTACTTCGTCAAGTGCTGATTCAATTTCTTTCTGAACATCCTCGTTGAAGTTAGATAGGGCTGTTGCTAATTGACTAGCTAAATCCAAACTCATTCTTATCACCAACCGTTTCTTCACATTGAAGCTCCATTAATTCTCCTTCCTGATAACGGAAAGCACGCTTAATTGTGTAACGTACTCCTTCACATTCCAGTAGTGATTCTCGTTGATACTCAAATGCATGAATTCTGATTACAAATGTAGGTTTGTATCCGAATTGGCTAGCGTAGAACATCATGGCGTTTGTAATGCTGACTTCTTGCGCTAAAATAGTATTTCGTTCGAATGTAACAACAGGTTGTCCTAACTCATCCGTGTTGTTCACTTGTTTCTTGAGTAGTGTTATTTCCCTGTTCCACATTCTCTTTCTTCCTCACATTCTCAATTAGTAAATTGTGTAATCTGTATCTTAAGTGCATTGGCATTTCAGTTTGATTATCTTTGCTGTTGTATCGATAAGCTGCGTAATCAATTAGAAAATCAATATGATCAAATCGTTCATCATCTATTCTTATGTTCTTTTGCTTCTCTAATTCTTCTCGAATTGATAGCAATAGATGCAGCAAAAGATTGTCTCTTGCTGACATCGTGATTCCTAACTTAGCTTTCAGTATCTCCAAGTGAGAGTTGCTTACTGTCTTCTCTATCTCCAGCATTTTCTACACTCTCCTCATCTTCAATATTTTCTGTACCTGCTACGGCTTGGATAAAGATTGAACCTGCTCCGTTATCCGTAGTGGACAATTCTTTTACTCGCTCCGCTTTAGCTCGTCCTGAAAAAGGATATTTATCCCCAATCAAATACAAACGACCGTCTGGAAATTCATCCGAACGGTCGTTTACATCAACGAAGCTTCTAATAACTTCGTACTTCATTTTTCATCTCCTAGACTGCATCAGTGTATGTTACAAATTTACCTGCAGCTTCATCTGTTTTCTTTGTATCGAAACGAGTGAATAAAGCTAACACTTCTCCGTAGATATCGTTGTTAACCCATTTAGCAGTTGTTGCTGTGCGGTCGAATAAAGTAACAAATGCTTTAGGATCTCCAATGAATGCTTTCATTTCTCCTTCGTTACCTAACATTTCATCTGGAACACGGTGGATAATCTTGTTAGAGAAGCGGTATCCTGTTGGTGAAGTTACATCTGGTTGTAACATGTAACGTCCAGTTTTATCTTTTACTTTATCTAATGCATTAAACATTGAGTCTGTAACGATTAATTGAACGTTGTAAACTGATTTAATTTTTGTATTTAATACATCTTTTAATCCATCTAACCCTTGAGCTGGATAAGCTGGAGCTGTTTTTAAAATTTCGCTAATTGCAAAGTTTTTAGTAGCTAATTCTTGATTGTATGCATCTTCAGCAACCAATCCCATTATGTCGTAATTTGCGTCGTCAATCATTTCTTGAGATACAGATAATGAACCACGATAAGTTTTAACTGAATACTCAATTGGTGTAACTTTAAATTTACCTAATTGTGGATTCTTTTCTAACTCTTCTGTTGACACCATTTTTTGTTTTGATTTTTCAATCACTCCGTATTTCCCAGTTGACGAATTTACTTTAACGACGTTGACTAATTCTGTTAAATCAACTGATACTTCTGGCTTTTTAGTTGGTTTTAAAATTTCAACTGGGATTAATGCTCCACCATCGAGTAATTTAACACCGTCACGTTTTTCACCTTTGGATTTAATGTATTTGTTTAATGCATCTCGTTTTTCTACTGTTGCGTTACCCATATTTCGTTCAGCTCCTTGTTGCGGTTTCTTTTCGTTATGTTCTTGTAATTGAGTTTTTAATTCCTCAATTTCAGTTTCTAAAGCTTTCTTAGAAGCTTCTTTTTCATCGATTTCAGCTTGAATACCATTTGCTTCAGTTTCAATAGCGTTTAAATCTTCTTCGTTTTCAACTGCATCAATTGATTCAACAACTTCATCACTACGTTTTTGAAGTGCCTCAAGTTCAGTGTTTAAAACGTTTAAAGATTTTTCTCGCATGTTTAATTTGGCTTGTAATAAAACTAATTTATTTTTCATAATGTAATTTCTCCTTTAATTCTCGTTTCTTTTGTTCTAATGAACGTTCTTTGTAATTTTGAAAAGCTTTTTGTCTTGCTGCGATTTCTGTTTGCGGATAGGCTGGGAATGTACAAGGACTAATCTCCAGCAATTCCATTTCAGTAATAACTGATAGATAAGTTCCATCAGAACGTACACTCTCTTCACTACCTTTGATAAAGAAACCAAAGCTACATCCAGTGATATCCCCACGCTTGATGCGTTCGTAAATTCCAACTGCTGTAGGATCGTTTGGATTAATTTCTACAACGGCAAATAAGCCTACTTCATCAGAACGTAAGCTTGCAGTTCCATTTCCAGTTCGACCTAAAACCAGTGAAGTATCATGATTAAACAGCACTCGAACATCTGCATTCTTAATAGCATTTTCAACAGCACTTCTCTTAATCTTCTCGAAACAACCTTCCCAAATTTCAGTTTCAACATCGTATTTAATGAAGTAGCCTTCGATAATTAGTTTTTGTTCTGCAGCTTCTTCTCTCGTTTCAAATTGAGTAGTAAGATACGATTCACGTTTAGTTAGATTCATCATTCTCACCACCTTTCAATTTCTTTTGATTTCCTAAATCGTCTTGATTTAGATAGTTTTCTAAAACGATAATGTCTTGCATTTCTGGATCTGGAGCTAATCCAATCCAATCCCTTAACTCATTTCTTCTTAATGCAGCTAATTGCACCATTTGACTACCAGCACTCACTAATTCCGTAATGTTATACGAGTACAGTGAACGTGGATTCAACTTGAAGTATCTTGATGGACTAATGAGCAAATCTCTAGTGAGTGTTTGGGATATCACTTGAGCGATGGATAAGATTCTTGTATTGATGAAGTTGTTGTATTCATCTTTATTGAATTGACCTACACCCAAGAAAAAAGCAGGTACTCCAATGAGTCCTGCTACAGTCTTTTTATCAATCTCAACTGATTCATTAATTGCGATGTCTTTTAATGACAACGGCTTAACTTGAACAACATCCATCATTTCTGCAGGAATAATCCAAGGTTCTCCAGCTCGTGAAGTTTCAAGATATTGTTTCATGACAGCTTTTCTTCCTTCTTTTTCTGCTAACTCTCCGGCATCAGCATGGACTTTAACAACTAAAGAAGGTACGTTCTTGCTTCTCATAAAGTTACTTTTGGTTTGAGTTGCTTGATTCAAATTCTTAGCAATCTCTCTTAAAGCAACTCTATATCCCGTTCCAACATACGGTCGTAGTGGATTAGGATTAATCACAAAATGAATAACTTCATCCGCTTGATACTTCGTATTGTTGTACTCGATATGATAACCGTCATCATCATCAATAAATTGAACACTCGTCATAGGAAATGGAGTTAACTCTCCTATCAATCCAGTATCTCCAAGTGTGCCTACATGGATAACAGAATTGCCATCACCTTCAAGTAGTAAATCTTTTACAATCTTATAAAGCCACGTTTTACGAGTCATATATTTGCACGGCTCGATATCAATTTTTCTAGCCAATTCATCTCGTATGCGAATGTCGCCTTGTTCTGTGTTTTCCATTAAATGAATAGTCATGTTTGATACTAAGTCTGCTATCTTATCAACAGCAATTAAAATATCTGGATGCTTATTCAATGGAATATACGAGTCTTCAGCAATCAATGATTCGAATTGCTTTTCCGAGTCAAGGAACTTGATAGCTGAATTAGCAGAACGCTTTTTAAAAATATCAAATAGTCCCATCTTATTCTCCTTTCAAATTAAAGAATTGTTTAGCAGTTTCAGAAAATCCACCATTTTCTTCAAGCATTTGAACCGTAGCAAATACTGCAGCATCGAAAATATCAATACGTTGAGTACCGCCGTCACCGTCCACTTTCTCGTATTGGATCATGTCGTCTGTTTTCTCAATTGCTCGAACATTACCCACACAGTATTCAAAAGCTTCACTATGCAAGTAGTACAATTCTTTGTTTTTAGCTTTCACTTCAATATGTCTAAAACCTTCAGACTTCTTCCAGAAGTATTGTGGTTGGTCTTTCATTGAGAATTTATTCTTCTTCATCTTCAAGAAGAACTCTCGCCCAAACTTCTTATCGAATCCAACTCTAGAAATCTTGAATCCCATGTTCCTCATTTTGATAAACCATTTAACGATGTCGTCATACAGTACTGTAGTAGTGTTACTCATCGTCAACCAGCCATCTTCTTTCCAACCAAACAATGGAATTCCATCATCATTAGCTTTCTTGTGAGCTGCTGCAACTGGAAAGAATGCGTGTGGAATAATGATATCAATCGTTCTATCTTCCATTTTGTATTGCCCAACTAATGCAGCCGCAGTTAAGTCGTGCAGTTTCGATAAGTCAGCACCTCCATACCATTTAATCGGCAGTTTAGCTAACTCTTCTAATGTCCAATCAAAGTTTTCATCACTCGCAATAAACTCATCTACGTTGAAGTATGCGTTCATTGAGTTAGTAAAGATGTTCAATGTTTTATTAAAGAACTCCATTCGAGTCTGTGGGTCGTTCATAGCCATTTCTGCTTCTGCTCGTAACTCTTGAAGCGTTACAGTAACTCCACAGGATGGATTAGCCATCATCAGTGTTTTGTCATCCATGTAGTCGATAGGCATTCCTTCTTTGTCTTGATTAGCCTTACAGATAAAGATAAATAATTCTTCATTATCGATACTCTGTTCAAGTACCTTTCTGCAGTACTTAATCCTGTTTGCTAGGAATCCGTTTGGAATATCGCCTGCAGTACTGATAATAAATAGCAACTTATTTCTGTATGCTGTCATTGTCTTTTTCATCAAGCCATATTTCTTTGAATTCCTCATAGTATGAGCTTCGTCAAGAATGATGAAGTTACCATTCAATGCATCAAGTCGAGTTTCATCATTCGCTAAAGCACGTACAAAAAAAGAACCTTCGCTACCGAAATCTCCAGTAATCGAATGTTCTGAATTATTGTTCTTAATTCTAATGTTCTTATCTTTCCAACGCTCTACGTTATACTGAATAAAGCCAAATGCTTCCAAAGCCTGTTGTACACTTGTTGCGACAATGTAACATTTTGAAGCACTCTTCATTTCTAATAGTGACTTACACAACGCTAGTCCAGCAGTGAATGCTGTTTTTCCTTGTTTACGAGGAATGAAAATTAATGTTTCTTTAAACCGTGTCTCAATCGTTCCAGTTTTATAAAAGCCAAACAGGTTGACAACGATAAACATCTGCCACTCTTGCAATTCCAGTGGTGTATCTCTTAAACTCACTGCCTCTACATTTTCACCTTGGTAATGGACAATCACATTTTCAATAAATTTAACTGCTATATTAATAACAGGTTCATTTAAGTAGTATGCAGGATTGTCGATATCTCTCATAAACCGTTTAGCTTCTAGTACTTTCTCCTCACAGGCAGGAATGCTACCGTCAATAATGTCGGTAGCATATTTCATCGCTCGTTCTACATACTCATTCATTTCACACCGCCTAACCTGTTCATAATGTCTAGAATTGTACCGCCTGTATCCTGTGCAATCACTTCGCCTAAAGCTTTAGGATTGAGCATGAGTTTATCAGAATATGACAGGATATCTTTTCTCAAAGTCTCCATTACATTAATAAGAGGCAACTTCCGCAAGTTTTCTGCTCCAGCTTTATTCACGTACAAATCCGCAACTTTATATCCGTTAGCTGCATGCTCTTCTTCATACAAAATGTATTGATAAAGCATGTTTGCGTAGATGTTAATTAAGTGGTCAAACTCTTTACGATAAGTGCCCAGTGCTTTCATATTCTTGATAGTTGCTTTCTTCAAATAATTAGCCGTGATTGGTCTTGCCAAAAACTTACCTCCTTTCTCAAAATCGCCTAGATTTTATCCCCTTTTATTGAAAATACCCCGCAGTTGGAAAAAGCTCCCTCTCCTCGGTCCCCCAGCCTCTCAAAAATTTTTTTCGAGGTGGCGGGGATAAAAATTTTTTTCAAAAAAATTTTTTTGACGAATAAAATTTTTCAAATTCTTTTTTTCTCTTCGCTTGCCAAATTTTTCCTTTTCTTGTTATCAAGTCGTTCACTCGATTGTGCATCTTGTTGTGTTCGTGATTCGATAACGAGATACAATTCCAACTGACAAACTCTAATTCAGGATACTCACTTACAGGATAGATGTGATGCACCATAACTGCCGCAACTTTCTTTCCGTATCTCAAAGATTCTTGGCAAAGAAACTTATCACGAACCATGATACTAATTCTGAAATCTTTCCAGCGTTTAGTCCCCAATGTTTTTCTAGCCAATCTCTTCCCTCCTATTAGGAATAATTCCCTTTGAACTTAACATATCTTATATTGTGTTAAATTCGCTTTATCTTATTTTTTATTGATATAACAATGTTATCGAACTCTTTTAAAAATGAACTTACAGTTTTCACGATATGTTAAATTCACTTTATAATCCGAAGTTAGACATTGCTTTGTCTTGTTGATCTTGTTTGATTCCAATATATCTTAAAGTGATTGCTGGACTAGCATGGTTGAATAATGCCATTAAAGTAGCAATATCTTTTGTTTTATTGTAGTAATGATATCCAAACGTTTTTCTCATTGTGTGAGTTCCAACGTTGTCAATTCCTAAATCTTCTGCAGCTAATCTAATGATGTAATATGCATTCACTCTAGTCATTGGTTTGTTCTTCCCATTTCTACTTTGGAATAAATAATGGTGAAGTGGTTTGCCTTTAATGTACTCTCGTATTTCTCTTTTTAATACAGGAGTCATTTTTCTTTTTAAAGGTTTCCCAGTTTTTATTTCTTTAGTTTTAATATACCAACCTTGAACGTCTTTAACTCTCAATTGAACGATATCACTTATTCTTAATCCGGAATTTATTCCTAATAAAAACAAAATATAATTACGTTCGTTCCATTCTTTCAAATAGTCTTTCATAGCTTGGATATCGTCTTTATCTCTTATTGGTTCTACAAAATTCATTTCCATTCCTTCTTTCTTAAAATAAAAACCCCTCCACAATTTGTGGAGAGGCAAAATAAAAAGGAGGTTTGACAATTCCGTTGCATTGTCGATGTACGTCGTTGTGTATCTTATGCGTAAATACACAAAACAATTTCAGAGTATGGCAGTCTGAAATTGTTCTCTGTATGTAGAGTTGTTAGATTTAATAATGGGAGATTACTCTTCTATACACAAACTCTACAATACACATTTTAGCTTTTTAGCAAATTTAAAAACTACAATCTTTTTGTTCTAAAAAATACAAACGTTTTGTGTTAAAAAATACATTTTTATTTATACTTATCTACTTTAAGTGAATATGCAAATAATTCTAAAGCTTCTCTTCTTAAATCTCGTATTGAGGATTCACTGTAATTCAAATCCATTCCAACTTTGGTATCAGATTCATTTTTAAAGAAACAACGAATAACAATTACTCTATGCTTCTCGCTTAATGAATTTACTGCATTATCAACGTATTCAACAAATTTAGCGAACTTAGCTCCATGTTCCATAGAGTACAATGCAGCTCTTTCTGTACTAGAATGAAACTGATTGGTATTTGATGGAGGAACTATGCTGTAACTTGGTGTGATCTTAGGATACGAATTCAAATATAGTTTGTTCATTGCTCGTTTGTACGTAGCAATCACCTTATACACTTCTCTTTTGGTATTCATATAATCAAATTCTGGAATATCCAATAATTCAAAATTATCCATTTAGTTCCTCCTTCAAGTCCTACTTTAATAAATCGTTTAATTTATCTGGTTGAAATCCACAAAAAGCAAAATCAAAACTTTGATTAATTGCTACAACTGGTAATGTAAAAAATCCATGTTGTTTCAAAACCTCTAGTGCTTCTGGTTCTTCAGATACATCTACATTTTTAAATGGAATATTGTTTTCTGTTAGAAATTTTTTTGTAAATTTACAAGGCATACAATCTGGTCTGCTATAAACTGTTATCATTTTTTTACCTCTACAAATAATCGTTTGATTTCATCGCCGAATAATTCGATTGCACGTAAGCAATCATCAACGTTTTTAAATCGCCCAAATTGTGGCATTGAATCTTGAAACACATCTTGTCCTATGCTACATACACCGTTTGTTGGGTATAGATGAATATGGTATCTTCCTTCCTTAATATTGTTCCAATCTGGTTTCCAATCGCCATTGCATTTATCACGGAATTGTCTGAAACGTGTCAACAATGCACGTTTATCACGTTCGCGTATTGCTTCCTGTTTAGTTTTAAAAATGTTACCCTGGTCATATCTTTTAGTGTCAATTTCATAATTCTTCCAAGTGTCGTAATTAATATCGCCATCTTGGAAAAGTATCCAAAACTGTTCATCTTCTTCAAACTGGTATTCAAACTCCGTTTTTTGTTTTTCGACTTCCAACTTTTGCTGCAACTCTATTTTTTGTTTGTCTAGTTCTTTTATTTTCTTCTCTAACTCTTCTATTTTTGACATTCATCATCACACTCCATTTGTTTAATAAAATCGCATAATTCTTTTGATATTAAAACACCTACTAATGTTCCACCAGGCTCATAATAAAGAGTATTAGTTGCATAGCAAGTAGTGTTAATTCTTGCTGCTTCTTTTAGTGTATCTAATGTTTGTTTTAAAATTTCAATAGCTACTGTACTAAATTCCCAAGTGTGTCTATATTCATATTCTACTTCATCCAGAAATTCTTTCGCCGAAAAAGAAAAGGAACAAGTCTTGTAATCCATATTGCTTAATATGAAATTTATTGCTAATGCTTCTCTTCTTGCATATTTGTATTGCGGAGAAAAATCTCGAATTTTTTCATTCATAACTTTAGTGTATTTCATATTTTTAATACTCCTTAATTATCAACATACAACCTCTTAATCTCATGACCAAACAATCTAATAGCTTCCAAACAATCATCACGATTTTTAAAATAACCAAACACATTAAATCCTAAGAATGTATCACAAGTTTTTAAAATAAAAGTCTCGTTGCCCCAAAAAATACAAAATTTTAACTCCTGCCATCTATTCCAGTTAGGAATCCAACCATCGTTTTTTTCATCTCTAAATCTGTTAACTCTAGCTAGCAAATTTCTCCTATCTCGTTCTTTTTCTGCTGCTTCCACTGAGTTGAATTGATTACCTTGATTGAATATTTTTACATCTAGTTCGTTGTTATGACTTCTTGTGTGCCACCAAATAGATCCGTCTATTTGTAACTCGCAAATATTTTTCGTGATATTTTTTTCAACATCTTCATTCATCCACTTCTTCCTCCCTTACATCAAATCCAGTTTCTTCAGCAATCATATCAAGAATATCTTTATAGGTTACGTATCCTTCTGACTGCATTTCAAGTTGTTTCAGAACATCAGTACTGAATTTCTGTAATCGTGCAGCTCCGAATCCGTGTTCATCTCTTAAGACTTTTAAAACTGCTGCCATTAGAAATGATACTGTCTTATTCGACTTATATCGTTTCATTGTCTGTGAAAATTTTGGTGTCTTCTCTAAACTACGCTTTAGTTTCTTGTTTACTTTCATCTAACTTCTCCAATTTTTTAATCGCAAATTTCAGATTTTTCTGTGCTTTCTTTAAATCTTCCAACTGTTTACCTTTAGCAGGCGCTCTTAAAATATATTTCAACACATTGCAAATCATTGCCCCAACGTAAGAATTTTCGTATTTCGGTATAAAGTTTTGCATAACTTCATCAACTTCTAAACCATCCAGTCCTTGATAATGTTCTGGATGATTCACCATGTCTTTTTTTTCAAATAACGAATTAACTCGATCAATCATTTCAATATTTTCTTTTACCAAATGTTTTCTAAATTCCTCATAGTTATCAGTAACTGTACTCATTCTTATTCTCCTTTTCTATTTCGTTTGATCAGCAATAATCTCTGTCTAGCAGCTTCTGATAATTGAATAACTTTCTGCCCGTTCACTCTTCGACAAACTTTATTAGCTTCCAATTTTGAATCGTACCATTCAGCATTTCTTACTAATCTTTCGTACAAATACACAACATTTGGATGTTCTCTAATATCCATCATTGGATAAGTTTTTGTACGACTATAAAACAATCCATTTCTAACAATTACGTACATGCTTCCTCCTGTTAACTCTTATTGTTTCCATGCAATGCATTATCAATCATTTCTCGGACTTTTTCAGGTTCCTCTAAAACCCAATAACTATCGCCACTCTTTGCTTCAACTATTGTTCCTCCATAGTGAAATGTATAAACTGCACGAATAGCTTCAATCATTACGTTAATTGGTTCATTATGCTCATAACTTGTTAATTTAATAAAATTCATCTCTTTATCCTCCTAAAACGGTAAATCGTCATCTTTGATATCCACAGTTTCAAATACTGGAACAACTTCAGAACCTTTATCCTTTTTCTCTAACAAATCAAAATTCTCAACAAGAATTTCAGTCACATAAACTCTCTGTCCGTCCTTCTCATAAGTACGACTTTGCAGCATTCCAGAAACTCCAATCAGCGAACCTTTTTTTGTAAATTTTGCTAGATTCTCTGCAGTCAATCCCCATACAACACAATTAAAATAATCTGCATCGTAAGTGCCGTTGCTATTCTTGTATCGTCTGTTTACTGCTAATGTAAATCGTCCGTATGTTTTACCTCCTGTCGTTTGTTTCAACTCAACATCTTTAGTTAGTCTTCCAATCTCTGCTACTGTATTCATTATTTCTCCTTTCGGTTTCGAATTTTAATTCTCTTATAGCTTGAACAAAATTAATCCAGTTCTGGTAAAACAATGTTCCTTCTGGATCTTTATCTTTTGCAGCATATAACGCTAGTATCCCAACATCTCCAGTTTCTAACACTTTGAAACCGAGTTGCCGTTCACCTCTAGCAATATCTAATGCGCAGTTGATATAAAAATCCTTGTCAGCTTCCAACTTCTTCAAGTAGTCCAGCAGTACCGTACTGCCTACTTTAATCGACCTATCAAGATATCTTTGAAGTGACTTAATCTGCTTTTGAATTTTCTTCGCTTCCTCAAGTGGCAGCATAACTGCCTGACTTTGCTCCAGTCGCTCTCGTTCCATAATCTTCAAATAATCCCTAGCATTCATTCAAACACCTCCTGAAAAAACATTCGATTTTTAAAGAATTTGAATTTCAAGTCCATCAACTCACCATCACGATTCTTACGTATCTGGAATTCAATTCGTTGATAGCCATCGTTATTTTCTTCGGTTTCAACATTTGTCAAAAATCCTACTACATTCGAGTCTTGCTCTATGGATCCTGATTCTCTCAAATCTGACAATTGAGGTGACTTATCTTGTCTACTCTCAACTCCCCTAGACAATTGCGAAAGAATGATAATCGGAATTTGATACTCGTTTGCTAGTACTTTCAACTCCCTCGTAATCTCTTCAATCTGCAATCTTCTATCTTTCTTTGAATTAGCAACTTTTATCAAACCAACGTAATCAATCACAGCGATATATCCATTCTCTTTAGCTGTTGATGCACGTTCTTTGATAATCGCTAAAATACGATTGATATCAGAAACCTTGTCGTATACTTGAATATCTTCTTGACGATAATACTCAATAGCGTTTCTCACCGTCTCTTTCTCAACTGGAGTCAACATCTTATTCATGTTCTTGAAGTAGTATGATTGAATTCTAGTATTCAGTGATAAAAATCTAGCTAAAATCTCACGTTTAGGCATCTCAAGACTGAACAAGTCCACTCTCATACCTTTGTTTCTTTCCAAACATTTTTGAATAAGGTTAATCGCAAAAGCCGACTTTCCTACCGCTGGTCTAGCACCTATCGTAATCAACATACCTGCTTGAATTCCTCCACCCAATGCACTGTCCATTTGAGAAAATGTTTTTATACCTTGAGGCGCATCGTGTTCTAGTCGATACTCGAACAAGTCAAAAGCCTCTTTCAGATTCCCTTCATCACGACTAGCACCAATCTTATTCATCTCTGCAAGAATATCGAACATTGTCTGTTCTAATTCGGTAGTTGGAAAGAAATTATGTTCTTGTTTTAACTCATTCAATGTTTTTCTTAAATTATTTCTATGCAGCTCTTTAGATAAATATGACAAATTTTCAGCAGTGGAATACTTTGCTTCAAGATTCAACAAGTCGTCATACGTAAATGTCATATCTTTGATTTCAGCTTGAGTTCTAGCGTACAAGTCCATCAATCCGTCAATCTTTATGCTAGTGTCTTGTAGCTTATTCACGATGATTTTAAACAATCTATTTTCAAACCAGTCCGGCTTAATAAATACTTTATTGATGTTGTTAAAATCATGAAGTGCGATTGTCATAATCATTTCTTCAAGATCCTGTTGTCTATTCATCTCAAGTTGATTCATCTACAATCGCTCTCCATTTCTCCCCGTACGTTTTCAACATGAAATTCTCATAACTTTGAGTTTTCTTAGTCGTAGTTACTTGAGGTTTAACATCTTGATTCAAGTAATCTTCAAACTTGTTACTAAATAACGTTCTAGGTCTTAAGTACATCCTCATTGATTCTTTAGGTAGCCACTCATTGCATTTAATATCAATGACTTTCTTAATATCCTCTACAGAATAACCTTTTCTAAACAACGTATTTAATAACGTTATAGTCTTAGTTGAATTGTATTCGTATCTAGTACCTGCTTTTTCATTCAAATAATCAATAACGATTTTATGTTCATCAGTCATAACAACCTCGTTCGGTTTCTCCTCTGAACTATCGTCAATTGAAGTATCAGGACTATATATATATTCTCTGTGTATTCTCTGGTTATTGGTAGGTTCATTTTGACCCTCTGCATGAGACCATTTTGAACCTATCGATGGTTCATTTTGACCCCATGGTAGGCTCATCGATTCAAGTTTCTGATAATTGATGGTGTACCAATTTGTTTTATCGATTTTCATTTTGTTAAATGTTTTTGTAATAATTAAATCTGCTTTTTTTAAATCACTAATGGTTCTTTTTAAAGTGCTTCTAGACATGAAAGGAAAATCTTCTGCTATCCAATCATCTAATGACTTGTACACCCAAACAATATTTTCTTTAACGTTATTACTCCTTAAAATCCAATAGTGTAATTGTTGTAAAAATAAAGCTCCATTTAAACCGACTTTCACTGCCAATGTAGGCAGCACTTGGAGAGGTGGTTCGCTAATTAATAAATTATTCATTGTAATCTCCCCTATGTTTTGTTATAATTTAAGTGCATTGAGGCGGTTTTTTAAACCGTCTTTTTTTATTCCAGTAATTCATTAGCAATTGCTAATGCTTCTGCGTGCGTTTTGAATTTAGTGACAAATCTTAGAATGCCCTTAATTTCCAAAAAAACGCCACTCTCCGTGTTTTTGATAGTCCCTATAGTATTTCCCTTGTCGTCTATCAAATCGTCCAAATTTTCATCGAAAATGTTTATCTGACACAGCAGTTTCATGTACAACACTCCTTTTCAATGGGTATCCATAAGCATTTAACGTTCTTACGATATCTGCCAAATGTTCTTCATCGTTTGTTTTTTCGTAATTTTCTAAAGATTTATTAATGTTATTCTTCAATGTTTCGTAATTCATTATCTTTCACCTACGTATTGATTTGTTTGAATTAATTGAACTTTCTCATAATGCTGATTAGAAGCGCCTATCACGATGTAAATCCATAACAAAGCTATCACTACTAATGCTGCAGAATAAGCAAAAATCTGTGCAAATCTAATTAGAAACCATTTGTTGAAATTATTTAATTTATATTGTCTATATTGTTTTCTAGTCATTTTTTATCATCCTCATAAGTGGTATATAACCTCAAAAATTAATACAAATATTAATAGCAATATGACGACAACAGATGCCCTGCCTATATCGCTTACAACGAAAAGTAAGAAGTAACCAATCCCAATAAAAACAAGTAAAATTGTGTATGAAATAATTGTGAATAACAATGTTTCTAGAATTTTATACATGCTTATCCTCCGTTCTTCCCAGTACGTTTAATAATCTCGTTCACTCGTATCACGCTCTCAAGATCGTACACTTTATTCTGCAACTTGCTGTTTGTGTCCAACAATTGACTGTTTGTATCCAACAATTGACTGTTTGTGTTCAATAACTGATAAATCATGAAGTACGATGAAATTAGCGATACTGCTAAAATCAAAATCGCAAAGCTTTTAACTTTTTCCATATTCCACCTCCTATTTATATTTTTCCCAGTTTTCTTCCAACCATTCAGAAATAGCTGTTTTCTTAAATTTCCAAGGTTGACCTTTCTTTTCTGGGAAAAATACCATTCGTTCTAATTCTTGTCTGAAAGGATACAAGATTTTTTCTTTAGCAGTGTTTTCGGTCATATCCACTTTAGACAAAAACCATTTCATATTTCCTGTATTGCCTAATTCTCTTAATCGATTCAAATCTTTAAATTCTTCTTCTGGAATCATCTTCCAACGCTCACCAGTTGATTCATCAACGATGATATGATTGAAAGATGAAATCGTTAATGTTGCTTGCATGAAATTACCTCCTTTGTTTATTTTTATTGCACTATTACAAGTTTTGGTGTTTTAATCTTTATGCATTTTTTAGTAATCGTTATGCTAGATTTCCCTACAACGAATGTGCGATTGATTACTGACTTCTTTTTCATATTCTTACTTCTCTCTTTCATATTGTTGTAAACCTCTTTCAAGCCTATAATGTAGCTGAAAGGAGGTGATTATATGTCTAAACCGATTAAACCTGGTACAGATAACCAGCCTAAAGGAACCTATCAAGAAGTTGGTCCAAGAGGTGGTGCTGTAGATAAACCTCGTATTGTTCATATTGATAAAGGAGACCGTCTTCCTCCTACTCAAAAACCAGGGAACAAATGGGTAAAAAAATAGTTTTATTGGGTCGTCTCTTAAGAGATGACCTTTTTAATTTTCCAGAAACAAAAACACCAATGCAGAAAATTAATTTGTATCCATGCTTCTGCGTACTTAGTTCCATTTTCTTCATAAGTTGTTAGATAATGTTTCATGATTTTCTCCTTTATATATTTTGGGTTCAAATTCAATACTAATTTCAGTTTTGGAAATCTTATTTAAAGTTTCTTCTAGTTCGGTCGCTTGTTTTGCGGCTGAATCAAGAAGCTCTTTTAATTCTTCAAGTCCTTTAACATTAGTCTTTACTACCAGTTTCATTTTAATTACCTCCTTTTTAAAAAAATCTAACATGTTAGACATTCGCTTTAAAAAAATAAATCTGAAACTTTCACATTAAAAAATGTTGCTAATTTTTTTAACGTTGCTGTAGAAGTTTCGCTAATAGCTCCAGTTTCTAATCCAGAAATTATAGTTCTACTAACTCCAGATTTAACTGCCAATTCTTCTTGAGAAATTTTTAAATCTTCTCTTAATTTTTTTATTTTATAGCTTACACTCATGCTTTCGCTCCTTTCTAAAACCATTGTTTAAAATGTTAAACAACTTCATTAAAATGTTTTGTTTTAGTGTTTAATAACTATTACGTAAACAAGTCTAACATGTTAAACAATCTTTGTCAACAATGTTAAACAAAAAAGTTGATTTTTTTTAGTTTTTGTTTAATAATATGTTCAGGATGTTAAACAAAGGAATTGATACAATTGAATTTAGGAGAAATCATTAAAAAATTTAGAGATGATAATGAATTAAGTATGGATAAGTTTGCAAAAATGTCTAATCTTAGCAAAGCGTATATTTCTGTTTTAGAGAAAAATAAAAGACCTAAAACAGGCAAACCTGTTACACCGTCTATTCCTGTAATTAAAAATGTTGCAGAAGCTATGAATATGTCGTTTGATGAATTGTTCAATATGTTAGAGGATAACCAAATTATTTCAATTAGTACTGATGATATTATCAAAAGGATCAATGATGTTTCTATGCAATTACATTCAGAAAGACGAATAAAAGTATACGACTACGCTACTGAGCAAATAAACGAACAAAATAACGTAGTAAACATGAGTGATTACATTCAAGAAGAAACCAAGTGGTATGAAGTAAAATTCTACGGTAGTGTATCTGCAGGGACTGGTTTGTATTTAGATGACGAACAAGTGGAGACAATCAGCTTTGGAGTAGATATGGTTCCAAGTGGTACAGATTTTTGCTTGAAGGTCAATGGCGATTCCATGGAACCAATGTTTCACAATGGAGATTATGTGTTCATCAAGCGTGAGACTGAATTTAGAAACGGTACAATTGGTGCAGTAATCGTCAATGGTGAAGCCTATCTTAAGAAACTATACATTACAGATAATTCAATCAAGCTAGTCTCACTAAACAAGAAATATCAAGACATCACAGTAACCGATACAGACAACTTCAAATACGTTGGAACAGTTGTGTTTTAGGAAAAAACAAAAATACAGTCAAAAAAACATAAAAAAATACAGTCAAAAAACTTGCAAAAAGTTTAATTTTATATTAATATATGGACAAGTGATGAGCGTTAGTAAATCTGAGCTACTCTGTAGTAAGACCTATCCGCGAAAAAAATCCCTTGTCCTTTCGGATGAGGGATTTTTTTTACACAAAAGGAAGAAAGAGTTATATGAAACCATTTAAAACAATTGTAGAACAAATACACCAATTAAATGATAGAAACTTAACTATCAAAGATGAAGAAAAAGCTAAAAAATATCTATTAGATAATAATTATTACAACGTAATAAATCTATACAGTAAAATCTTACAATCAAGCAATAATCAATATATTGCAAATGCAACATTTGATGAAATCGTTGCTTTGCACATACTAGATAGCGAAATTAAAGCTACTCTATTAAAATACTTACTACAAGCAGAAAAACACTTTAAGTCAATTTTCGCTTATTATTTCAGTGAGAGTTATAGAGGTAAGTACGATTACTTAAAAACTGAATCGTACAATTTAAAAAGCACACTTGAAATACATCGAACATTATCTTCAGTGTCTAAAATCATTATGAAAATGAAAAATTCACGAAATAATAACTCAATAAAACATCACATTAATCAATATGACACCGTGCCATTTTGGGTAATTATAAACGAATTAGACTTAGGAACTGTAAAACATATGTATATTCATTCTGACAACAAAGTACGTAACAATGTAGCAAAACGCTTATATGAATATATGTATGAAAATACAAATAATTCAACTTATACAAGATTAGATCCAAACACTGTAGATACAGTGCTACATTGTATAAATGATTTGAGAAATTGTTGTGCCCATAATAATAAATTATGGGATTTTAAAACAAGGGATAGCATTCCGTTTATTAAATCTATTTATAAAAATGTATCTAGTTCTGGAAATACTAGAAGTGATTGTTATTCAATATTTCTATCACTACAATTAATGCTTTCTTCTGAAGAATTTAAAGAACTTAACAACAGTATAAGAAATCAAATGATAATCGCTAAAAACAAAATTAATTCCATTAATATCAATATAGTATTAAAAAAGTATGGCTTTCCTAATGATTGGCATGATAAAGCGCCTTTGTAGCAAAGGATATATTGGTGTATAAATTGACAATTAAATATATAGGCTTTATATTGATAGTAATAGGTGAGCTTAATCACCACACCAAAAGAGTCTCATTGTGTTGAGGCTCTTTTGTGCTTATAAAATATTAAATTTTGACAACTACTCTCACCCAACGGACGAGGGAGGTATACTCGTTATGGAGAAAGTCAATCAAAAATTCAACTAGTAAATACAACAAAAAAAGATACAATACAATACCGTATATTTATTTACAACTTTGAAAAGAGGTAAATAAACAGCGTTTTAACACGGTATTGTATATGTATCTAATTATTGTCATA